ATGACCGCCTTGGAAACCGCCTTCTCCAACGATGTCGTTGACCTGAAAAACGGCTGTGTTTGCATTGAGTAGTGCAGCGGTACCAACTTTGGTATACTTGGTGTGGAGACGACCCTGCTCAGCCCACTTAATGAGGTCTGAATTGGATGGCAACTCCGCGCCAACCATACGGAGGAACGATGCTACTGTGCGATTACCGTAACGCTCGAACTCCTTCTCGTAAGTATCAGGGAGATACTGATTGAGGAAGTCGAAGTTGGTGATATAGTTTGTATCGAGAGGGACTTGTGTCGCGCTCGGTTGGAGTTGGAACCCCGGGGTTACTTGTACTGAACCTGCCATGTTTTCTTAAGATTTGTTTCTTGTACTACGAATTTTCAAACCGTTACTCGAACTGGGAGTTACGGCTCGAACTTTGAATTCCCCCTTAGAAACAGCTTGGGGCACGGGACGCTCGGACATGTTAATGTTTTTAGTCTTGCGCATCACGTCATCCACCGCAGCCGTTTTGCCTTGCTCGTAAAAGAACTCGGCAAACTTCTCGGGGTTCATCGCGACGGCTAATGACTTGTGGTATCCCTTGGCGTCCTTGACTAAGCCCTGCTCATCCAGATACTTGTTTAACCAAGCCTCGGGGGTTTGCTGCAACTTCTTCAATTCACCACGGTCACCGGGAGAATACACGTAGGATTTGTCGTTGAGGTTGAACTCAAAGCCCTTGAACTGTTCACTGAACACCTCTCCAGTCTTTTCGTCAAACCACTCCTTCCTGCGCTTCTGCTCCTCTTGGTAAGTCTTCGCCTGCTCAACATATTGCTTGTACTCTTGGTACTCCTCAGACTCTTCCAGAGAACCTGCGCCCCTTGACTCAAGAGGTGCTTGGTATTTCTCCTTCTCTTCTTCGAAGTACTTCCGTGCTTTAGCAACAGCTTTCTTCTTGGCTAATTTAGCCTTTTTAATGTCGGTCTCGTCATCGAGGTCTTCATCAAACTTATAGTCCTCCATCATCATCTCTACGTCCTCTGCATCGAGGCCGTCTTCAGTTTGTAGGAGGTATTCTTTTAGCAACCCATCCCCGTCTGCTTCAGCGAGGTTCTGGTTGACTTTCATAAAATCCTGTAGACCGCGACCGGTCTCTTGCTTGTACTTGTAGTACGCCGCCACATCCTCCGGCAACTCAACCTGCGTTTCACGCACCTCGTTTAGTTCGTCCAAAGAACCAATCTCTCTCCCGTATCGGCTGCTCAAGAATGACCGCACCTCGTCTTCCGATAGCGCAGGTGCCGAAGGCTCAGCCCCCGGAGCAGGCTCACCGTTTAATTCTGCCTCATGCTTATCAAGCAACTCCTGCTCTACCTGCTGAGTAGACTTAGACTCTACCTCCGAAACCTCTCTTACTTTAATTTCCATTTATTTATATTTTATCGTGGACTAAACTCGGCCAAGTCGAAACCATCGAGGCTATCCTCGTTCGACTCGAAATTCATCGGCGGCAAGTTATTCTTTCGCTGGTCAATAAGCTTGCTCTGCTCAGTATTTTGTTGACTAATCCTCTGTGACTTAGCGCCCTCGCGCTTGTCCTCCCGAACCTGCAACTGCTGCTCCTGCATTCCGTGGAGCTGTTGGTTGTACCGGAACTCAAGGTCCATAAGCTGAGCCTTAGCCTGCGCCTCGGCTTGCATCTTCTCAATCTCGAAAGCAATCTCCGCCTGCTTAACCTGCATCTTACTCTGGGCTTCAGCCTGAATCTTTTGCATAGCGGTCTGCGCTGCCATCTGCTGTGACTGCATGTTGTTCTGCGCCTGCATCTGCTGTTGCTGGAGCTGGAACTGACGCTCCTCCTCCTGCTTCGCAACACGCTTAATCTTAAGCAGTTGGTTGGCGAGCTTGATGTTTTTAATCTCGCGGATATCGATAGCGTCCTCGAGGTCGATGCCGCCTTTGCTCAAAGCCATTTGGATATTGGCCTCGAGTTGGGCACGCTGCTCCTCGTCGGGGCTGACCTCGATGAATACGCCGAAGTCGTAGATATACAGGTCGCTAATCTCCCGTAAGATGCTGACGTTGTACTTACCAATCTGGTTTACAAACTCATCCTTAAAGTCAGCGTACTCAAGGATGTCACTGATACGGTAAGTAAGAGCCTCAGCTAGGGAACGGAACATATACAGGCTTCCGTCCAAGATGTGGCGGGTAGCCGTATTGCTGTTGGCAGCAGCCAGCTTCTGCAACCCAACCAAAGCATGTGGGTCGGGAGTGCTTCCGTCGCGAGCTTCGTTGAGTCCCGTTACGTCACGAATCATCTGCAAGTAGTGATTCATATTCCCAATCAACATCTGTGTCTTGGCAGCACCGCTGTTGCTATTAAGCTCTTGGATAGGAACCTTGCCCTGATTGTACTCACCGTCTTGAGTGTACGAGCGTCCCACGACACTACCGGTTTGGAAGTATAGCCGTAAAGCATCCTCTGGACTATAGGCATTACCCGTACCAAGGTCTACCTCACTAAGTCCATCAGCATCGATATACACTCCGTCGGGAACGGTGCGAGAAATAACCTGCTGGAGCTTAAGGTGGGTAACCTGAATGAGGTCGGCGAAAGGAATCATACGACGAGTCAGAGACTCAATGACACCCTTGTACATGCGCGGTGCCGTAGCCACATAGTTAGGCAACGCATGCTGACTAGCGGACTTCGGACGGACCATGTTGTGCGCTACCTCCCACTTGAGTAGGATGTTGGTTCCCATAACCATTACCCCATCGTACCATACGTCGATGGTCTTCTCAACCTTTTCGTAGTCGCCTTCCTCCATCATCTCTTCGGGAGGATTGAACTGGTCGTCCTTTTCAATAACGCGAGCACCGTCGGCCTCAAGCTTCTTACGCTTGTAGACAATCTTCTTGGTCGTCTTGTAGTTGAAGTACATCAACGTAGCCGTATCACGATAGAATATATCGTTCTCATACATCTGCGCCACATTGTAATAATCGTACCAGCTTTGGCTGGACTTACTGATTTCCTCCAAATCCTCATTGGTGAGGCTGGGGTCAATCTTCATAAGCTCAGTGATTCCAAGGGTCTTAATCTCGCCCCAATAGAAACAGTCTTTAAAGTACGGGTCCTCGGTGTAGCTATACACTACATTGGCAGGGTCTACGTAAGACACCTGAACGCCCGCTCCGGGAAGGAACTCGTGCTTAGCCACACTAAGACCTAGAACAGCAAGGTCGTAGTCGAGACGCTTGCGCGTATCTGTATAGTGGTTCTCCTCAAGAATAGTATTGATGGCCTCTTCTTCAGCAATCTCAATAGCAGGCTTGTAGTTAAGCTGCATGTACACCTTCAGTTCCTCGTCGCTATTCGGCAAGTCCTCGGGGTTCATAGTGAACGGGTCTACACCAGTCTTCTCCTGAATGATTTCCAAGACGGGCTTGGCTACCATCTGCCCCTCAATCATATCCTGATACTTACTGCGCTTGGCCTGAGACAGCGCATCTTGAGCGTAAGCCTTGACCTTGAACACACGCTCAGACAAGCCGTTGACTACGATGTCAATAAACTTAGGAAGGATAGGAACTGGAGTCCAGTCTAAATTCAAATACGAAAGGTCGCCGTCAACAGCGAGCTCGTTCTTATACTTGGCAATACTCTGCTCACCACGAGCGTAAAGACGCAGGCGGTTGAACTCTCTCCATTGACTGTAGAACCTGCATTGGTTCCCGTCTCTTTTAAACCACTCGTACTGAATAGCTTGCCCGACCATCAAGCCGTACTCATCACTTGCCTTCTCCGAGTCAGAAGCGAACTGACTTGGAAACCCAGCAGCGGAGATATTTACCTTGACGTCCTTCATTTAGTCCAATCTTTCACTACGTGAACCACGGTTATTGTATCTCGGCAAGTTAATGCTTATAGAACTCTTCTTCTGCTCAGGTATATAGAGGTGTTTTTGGTTCGCCATAACCGCCAATCCACTACTGATTGTAGCGTCAAAAGCAGTACGGTTACTAATATCAAACCTCGCCCAATCCTCTAGCGTCCTGAGAAAGGGCATGCTACCCATCTCCCCGACATCTCTGTACGTTCCGTCCATGTCTACGCCGAGGTGCTTTTCGATATAGCTTTCGATAGCGGCGGCATGAGCTTGCTTAACATCTTCAGAACTGTTTGGTATGCCACCTAGCTCCCGCTCAGTTTTACTTAGTTTGTTGAAGCTCTTGTCCGGACGGTTCATGCAGAACCCACGGTACCCCCGGTTCTTAAAATGGTAGAGCAGCCGTGGCTTGTTGTTCTCAATAAGGATGGGCATACCATAGAATACACACGCCATCAATACCTCCTCGAAGAATATCTCAGCCGTCTGCGGCCTAGCCACATACTCTAAGAAGAACTCGTTGGTAGGCGCGTCGTCCATATGGAACTTCGTCATTCCGTGAAGAGCACCATTAGAACCGCCGCCGCCCACAGTACCACTAATGTCGTAAGAGTCACATCCAAATGAGCCAAGGTGCTCATTACCAGCATACTTAATTCCACGCTTTTCTATAATTCTGTTCTGTTGACCCTTGTTGGGTGTCCAAGACACATTAAACCTACCCCGCTTATCGGGCCTAAATATCACCCGGCTATCTTTAATACCGTTCTCCCAACTGAAAGACCCGCGCGTGAGGTAGTGCTCCTTAACCAAGCTGTCCGCATAGTCTATCTGCTGATAGATTTTAGTGAGGTTGAATAGGCTTTGCTTGCTCTCGTCACGAAACGCGTGGGACTCAGTACGAGGGAACTGCCGATAGAATTCATTAAGCGCGTCAGGGTCGCTCTTTAGGCTGTCTACCTCAGCACTCCAGTAATCGATGGCACCGCCGCGAATCATCTCCCCATCAACACCACGTACCGGTTTCTCCTGAGTAGTGAAAACGGGATGACCGTACTGGTCTATGAACCCCTCCATATTGTATTCCATAGGAATGAACAGGGAGTACATCCCACTCTTAGTCTGGCCGTTGGCGTTACGTGACGTAGGGTCAGAGTCTTCGTAGAGCTTCTTGAAGTTTGAACCACCCTTAGCCAATGCATTCGAGGTGGAACCCATCAAGCACTTTCCGATAATCTTACTTCCCAATCGTAGGCAGGTCTTGGTTACCCTCCAATTGTTTAGGATGTTGTTTGGCTTGACCCACTTCCCGCTCTCGTCGTGGACCAGTAGGATTAGTTTCTCTCCGTCGTAGGAGTTGTCGTCCGTATTCTTCCAGTCGATGGTGGTGTCCAGTCCGAAAATCTCTTCGTCCTCCACATCGTACATATTCTTCTTCGTAATCTTAGACGCAGGAATACGGAACGCAAGCTCCGTCTTCGGTTTGTCCATACCATCTTGTATTGGCTTGAAGAAGAACGGAAGCCTATTGGCGATGGGGACTACCTTATCGGTGAACATCTTCTTGGCGTCAGAACCGGTCTTAGATAGGATGCCTACCCGTGAGTCTTTAGCCAAGGTGCCAGTGTTGACACACTCCGAGGAGCCCATAAAGGAAAATCCGGAACGACGAATCTTGAGATACATCATACCAAAGCATCGGTTGTCAGCTTTGCACGCCTCCCAGAAAATAAAGAAGACTCGGTTCGCCTCACGGAAATCAGGATAACCTACGTCGATACTCGTCCATTGCAAGTACATATAGTGGGCCCCCGTAACGTACGTCGCCTTGCCGTTATTGTAGAACCAGTGGCCTTCATCCCTACGGTCGAACTCACTCTCGATATAGTCTACCCAGTCAGCCTTAAAGCCCTTGGGCATATCGTTCCATTGGAAGATGTTCTGGACGCGGCTTAGGGCACGCGGAAACTCTTTGCGCACCCACTTGTCAGTGTCCCTATTCAAGTCCTTAGGAGCCGGTGGGAGAGCGATGTTTAATCCGTTGATGTTAATGATGCTACCAATCTGTCCAGACTTGGAAATGACCACCATATCGTACTTCTCATTGTACCCATAGAGCCACGTCTTAGCGCGGTTCTTGTTGGAAACAACGGACTTTGTAACCAAACCCTCTGCGGGGCGGTACAGTTTATCTTGACCTTCGCTCTGCAAAACCCACCTTGCTTTCTGTCTTGGCGGTGCCCGAAGCCAACTCCAGCGCCTCCTCTTCCGAGTCGATGCGGTTCAAGATTTCAAAGGCGTCGAAGATGGCGAGCTTCTTAGTGGCCGCCGCATTCTTCAACCTGTCCGCCGCAAGCTCATCGTCTTCGCTAGGCTTTAGGATATCCTCTTGAGCCACCTTAATCAGTTGCTCAACAGCTACCCTCCCCGCTGCGATGATGCTCTGCTTTAGCTTCTTTGAATCTTGCATGTTATTTGATGGTCGAACATCCGGTACAACTTCTCCCCGTCCACAGAAAACTCATACTCACTCTCCGGACAGAAAGTCACTGCATCACCAGACTCAATTCCTTGACCCTTAAGATAGTCATTTGGATACCGCATTATCCCAACCAATGGTTCTTCAGTTGTTGGCTTGAAGATGGTTGAATCTTCCGGGGGTACGGGCTCTACAAAGCAATATCGACCTTGGGGAATCCATCCGCCACCCGGAGCGCGATACATATAGAACTGGTCGAAGTCCACAAAGAACTGGTCCTCACGAAAGAAACTGCGGCCACTCT